CGCTTGCTCGCGGCGCCGATCGTGGTCGGGTGCTGGAAGATGAACTGCGGCGACCCGTTCGTGAACGCACGCGCCGCGTCCCACTGTGTCAGGGTCGTGAACTCCTGCTCGATGCGCCAGCGCGCGGTGAGGAAGTCCTGCCGCACCGGCTCGTCCATCGTCAGGCTTGAGAGGTAGAAGCGATCTTCAGTGTGCGGGTTCTCCAGCGACACCTCGAACGAACGCACGCGAATGCTTGCCGCTCCATCGGCCGTGCCATCGTCCACCGTGATCGCCTGATGATAGAGAACGGGGAACAGCGCCGGGAACGCCAGCGCCGCGGTCGGCGTCTGGTTGGAAATGTAGTCTTTCCCGAGCACCGAGAAGCGCGCGCGCAGCATCGCATCGTCGCCGGTGCCGGCGCGCCCGGCCACGCGCAGATTGACCACCTTCATGCCGAGCACACGGAAACACTTGCCCGTGGTCACGTCGCCGATGATCACCTCGGGCGAGTACGAGTTGAGCGTCGCGCCCTCCTTGAAGGTGTGATCGCGCACGCCGGTTTCCACGAGCGAGTTTGAGTAGGTTCCGAACACGCCTCGGAACAGTTCCAGCAGCCCCTCGAAGTTGAGCCGCACCTCGAAGTCGCCGCGCACGGTATACGGACCTTGGAACAATCCGCGGCGCGACTGCGCCGAATACAGCGACGGGTCGGGGATCACGGAGACGTTCGGCTGCACGTCCCACGAGATCAGTTCCAGCTTGGAAGTCGGCGCGATGTACGTCCCGTAGGTCGTCTCTTTCGGGCCGATCTGTAGATAGCTCCTGTGACCGAGGCCGGGCATGGATCACACCTCCCTTAGTACCAGAGCGTCGCCGCCGGTTTCGTGAAGTTGTAGGTCTTGCAATGGCAGGCAAAGAACGCCGTGCGCACGGTCCCCCCCGACGTTCCCGTTGTCAGGAACGCGCCCATGATCACGGACGAAGTCATCCCGTTCGCGAACTGCGGCAGCTTCGATGGATCCGTGATCTCAGCGCCCAGCACACCGTCAACGAACGCTTGCAGCTTCGGCGTGAACGGATCGTAGAGCAGCCGCAACCGTGAGCCCGTGTTCTGCGTGGCCGCTGCCGGCAACCCCGTGAGCGCCACGATCGAGATCTGAGTGATCCCGTCCCCGGTGCTGCTCACAAGTTCCCAGCGCGAGTTTCCGAAGCTCCACCGCAGTTGTGCGAGCGGGAAGCCGCTGACAGCGTTCACAGGGAACGGTGGGTTCTGACCCATCGACCCGATCTCGATACCGACATACATTGTCGCTGTCTGCGTGAAAGCCGGCCCACGCGAGAGCGTGCATGCGATCTCTTGGGTGTATCGGGACCAGTGCTCGCCGTTCGGCCCGAGCAGGAAATCGCCCGTCAGCAGTTCCTCGATCCGCGCCTCGGTGATCTTGTTCGCGCCTTGCGTGGTCGCTTCGAGGATCAGCGCGGGCGGCTCGACCGTCTGCGTCGTGAACCCGCCACTATTGCGCTCGACAACCGGCGCCGTTGAGAACGGGTAGACGCGCAGCAGCGTGCGCTCCAGTTCGTAGCTCAGCATGGATGGATCCAGTACCAGCGACAGGTCATGGTTGACCGTGGCGAAGATCCTGACTTCGAGCATGCCCATGTAGGCGCCGGCCCGCAGGTACGCTTCGCCGGCCTGAAACGTGAAGTTGCCCGGCCAGATCCCGCCATCGAACACGGCGCCGAGCGTGCCCTCCGCGGCGAAGATCGTGCGCAGCACATCGGTCTTGAGATCGAGAACGCGCTGCATGCTGTCCGCGGCATGGGTCGATGCGCACCAGATCCCGAACAAGAAGCTCGCTCGGTGCGTTGCCGTGCCGCCTTCAGCATCTAGGAACTCCGTCGAAAGGTGCTGAAGCCACATCGTCATGCGATTGGGGCCGGGCACAGAGTCGCCCGGGACTCCCAGCTTCAGCGTCGGTGGGGATTGCGTGAGCCAGTTCGAGAGCGGTGCCGTGCCGATCTTCTCAAGCTCGGTCTGCAACGCGGCCAGCATCACATTTTCGAGCGAAAGGTCCGGCACCCACCACCTCCGTTACATCTTCGCGCAGAACACCTCGCCGATCCTTCCGTCCTGAATCCTTCGCTGGCGCATGACCCGGTACTGCGATGCGTCCGAGAGCCGTGTCAGCGTCGCACCTTCTTCGAGCACGCCGCCCGGCCAGTCTGCCATCCAGACCGTGATGCGAGTCGCCGGCCCGATGAACTCACCGGCGATCGCATCGAGGATCGGTTCCTCACTGTCATCGACAATCGCCTTGGCGACGGTCGATCCGACTTGCACGTTCTCGCTGAAGTCCGAGAAGAATGCGTCGCGATCGCCGTCGCCAAGGACCATTGCCTTGCTACCGAACCTTCTTCACGCCGGTCGCGGAAACGCTCACGCCAATGCTCGTGCCCGTCTCCGTGCCGATGTAGCGGATGAACCTCTGGCACGTCTGGAGATCGAGCGTGATCAGCCCGACCTGATTCGCCGTGCTCACGATCGCCAGCGCGGCACCGGGAACATCGACCCAGTTCGTTGAGCCATCGGCGCTCGACTGGATCTTCCCCGTCACCGTGCCGGCACCCGCGACCGCGCCGGTCATCTGCACGACATGCAGAAGCCCGTCGAAATCGAGCGTATCGACAGCGGCGCCCGTGAAGGTTCCCGTGATCACCTGCGGCGGACACAGCGGCGCGACCGGATTTCCGATCGACTGGAACACCGCCGCCGCGTTGGTTGCACCGGGCATCTCTACCTCCCCTGCGAAGTGTTGAACTACTCGTGGCTGCGACGACCCCGCGGCTTCGGCTCCTGCTCCACCGGATCCCCGGTGCCGGCATCTTCGCCGGCACCGGGCTCGGTCGCCGCCGGGGTCGCGACCGGCAGCGCGGGGGTCGAAAGGATCTCGACGCGGTTCTGATTGACGAGCATGCGGCTGGTGTACTCGTCCGTCTCGAACACGTCGCCGGGATAGACGTCCTTCCCGGAGTGAGAGAAACCGAAACGGCTGACGACCTTCACCTGCACCGTCTTCTTCCCGTCCGGCCTCCCGAACGATTCGATCACCATGATTGCGCGTCTCCCCTCTAGGTCTACGTCGCGCCGGTTGACTTCGCGAACGACTCGGGGTGACGGAGCAGTTCATCGCACATCTGGAAGCTCGTCACCTCGATCACGCCGCGCTTCTTCAGCGAGTACGGATCCACGATGATCTCCATGCTCGCGAACATGGCGACGATGAGATCCATCCAGTTCCCGAACACGACGCCGAGCTCCGAGCCGCCCGTCGCCTCGCTGCCCGTCATCACGGCCGACACCTGATTCGTGGCGTAGGCGCGATAGCCGGACACCTCGCCCTCATCGAAGCGGCCCGTCCAGATCGGCCGGCCAGCAGCCGACGCGCTGAAGTCCAGATTCTGCTTCAGCTTGCCGGCAGCGGTCGGGCACGTCATGTAGCCCATCGTGCCGGAGAGCGCGTTCTGGTTCGCGACTGCGGTCTGCATGTCCACGAGCTTGCCGTAGTTCGCGACCGTGCCGCCGAACGCGACGGCATTCACACCGGTCTGCTTGTAGATGCCGACCGGCTCGCCGTTCGCGCCGAGGCCGTGGATCGCGGCGCGGTCGATCGCCAGACCATGCGCGATCGCCAGTTCGTCGCGGACCCACCGCTCCACGTCGATGCTCGCCTGCACGAGAAACTGCCGGCTGTAGCCGGTCGTGCCCTGAAGCGTCTTGGGCACGAGCGTCGCCAGCCCGAGCGCCGGATCGCTGCTGGTCACGTCCGCGCCGGGATTCTCCGCCACCCAGAACACGGTCATGCCGCCCGTCTGCCGCGGGAAAGCGACCGGACCCGAGAGCCCGGTGAGCAGACGTGCGCCCATCTGGAACACGAACGCCCGGTTGCGGAGCAGTTCGATGAGTTCGCCCGGCTGCTCGAACACCAGTTCCGCGCCCTTCGCGAGCGTCTTGCTGTCCAGCGTGCGCTTCTCCCAGCGATCGTGCAGTCGCATGGGCACCAGCACGCTGACCTTGTTCGCGCCGCGCGACGTGATCCCGGTCGGGTGCTTCCGCAGAAGCTCCTGATGCACCTCGGCTTCGAGGCCGTCGAGGTCGCCGTCCGCGGACTGGAGAATCGCCTTGCGGTAGCTGTAGTCGTTGCGATCGCGATCGCTCAGACCTTCCAGCGGATCCGCCGGCTTCAGCGCCGGGCCCTTCGTGCGCAGGTGCTCGATCGCCTCGGTCTGAGCCTTCTCGACCGATGCGCCGCTCTGGATCCAGTCGGCCACGCGCTCGGTGAGGCCGGCCGTCTTTCCGATCTCGGCGAGCAGTCGCGTGCGCTCACGCTCCCCCTCGATCGCATCCTTCTTCACGTCCACTTCTGCCATCGCCCTCACCTCCGGTTGATCATTGTCCTCGATCTCGATGTGCATCGAGGCGGACCCGGCGTCCCTCCCGACACCGACCGAAGGATCGGCCGGCACTCCCACCAACGACAACTCGACAGGCTCCCATAACGTGATGCGCCACAGGTCGCCCTTGTCGCTGCTTTCCTCGACCAGCTTCGCCCGCTTCGGGATGTAGCCGACCGAGATGTTCTGGCGGACCGCATCGTTCACGTCCATCTCGGCGTCCTTCCCGCGCT